CTTCGGGCACTGTGACGTTGGCAACCGCTACCGGCATCACCGACGGCGGCAACGCTTTTGTGGCCGTGGCAATCACGTCTAGCGCAATGTTCCGGTTCCGTAAAACCGGCGACGCTGCGTACACTGTGTACAAAATGGCCTAAACCTAATGGGGGCTTCGGCCCCCGTTTTTCCCCTTTTGGAATTGATAAAGGATTTTGATCATGGCAAATAACAAGCCTATTGGTGTCGCGTATGCCGACCCCCAACTGGATTCATTCCAAGTTGGTACTTCCAATGCGCCAATTGAAATCAATACTTCAGGCGTATTGAATGGCGCGTATGCCACCACTTCGGCAACGTCGGGTGACACTCGCCTTAACTTTAACCGGCTGACTTTTACTTCGACGGGCTCTGGTGAAACTGCTCGTTTTTTGACCCGCGTAACTGGCGCTAACGGCGCTACGGCGGGGACAATCAACGGCGCACACATCAGCACAGCCGTCAACACTGGCGGCACCATCAGCGGCGCGGCCAACGCCATTCGTGCAACCATTGGTGGCTCGTCTACCAACCCCGGCGGCACTTTGGCGGCTTTGCAACTGGACTCTGACTTTGCCTCTGGCGGCACTTGGAGCAATGCGTCCTTCCTGCGTGTGACCAACTCAGGCACGGGTGAGGTGGGCAACTTTGCCCTGATGCCTGCGGTCAGCGCAACCGGCGTGTTCCGCGCTAAGGTGGGGTCGCCCGTGGTTACGCATACCATCCCGGTGGTCAGCGGCGGCACGACCTACTACATCATGGTCAGCACGGTTGCTTAATGGTAATCACCAAAGAGTTTCTCGTTGGGGAAATTCAATCGCTTGAGCAAGAAGTTGAGAAGGCAAAAACCTTCTTGACTCAAGCTCAAGCGGTTCTGACTGCGTACCAAATGCTTGTTCGTAAATTGGATGAGGAACAATGCCCGTAATCTACCTCACGCATCCCGTACACGGGGCCAAGGTCGCCACGATGGACCTAGAGGCCGATCTCGACCTCCAAAACGGCTGGTCGCGTTACAATCCTGAGCCAGCGGCTGAAGAAGTCAGCCCCGAGCCTGTAGCACGGCGAACCCGTCGCAGCAAGGACGTTTTAACCGAAGGGCAATGACATGACGACCTACACCGCAGGTGAGCAGATCAACCGGGCACTGCGGCTGCTGGGTGTCTTGGCCGAGGGTGAAACGCCGTCAGCAGCAACGGCGCAAGACTCCCTGATGGCGCTGAACCAGATGATCGACTCGTGGAACACCGAGCGTCTGTCTGTTTTCTCAACCATCGACCAGATCATCAACTGGCCGGTTGGCTCAATCAACGAAACGCTTGGGCCTACGGGCTCATTGGTGCGTTTGAACGGCACTGCTGTGCGGCCCGTTCTGGTGGACGACTCCACTTACTTCAAAGACCCAGGCACTGGCGTGTCCTACGGCGTCAAGCTGATTAACCAGCAGCAGTACAACGGCATCGCGGTCAAGACCGTGACCTCGACATTCCCGCAGGTGATGTTCGTCAACATGACGTACCCTGACGTTGACCTGTTCATCTACCCGCGCCCCACCCGGCTGCTGGAATGGCACTTCATCAGCGTCGAGCAGTTGACGCAGCCTGCCAACTTGTCCACGGACATCTTGTTCCCACCAGGGTACTTGCGGGCGTTCACGTACAACTTGGCCTGCGAGATCGCGCCTGAGTTTGGCGTCGAGCCCAGCCCTCAGGTCAAGCGCATTGCGATGTACAGCAAGCGCAACTTGAAGCGCATCAACAATCCTGACGATGTGATGTCCATGCCCTACGCCATCGTGGCTACGCGGCAACGGTTCAACGTGTACGCGGGTAACTATTGATGAAAACGCCGATCCTTGGCTCAACCTATGTGGCCCGCAGCGTCAATGCTGCGGATGCCCGCATGGTGAACTTATTCCCCGAGATCGTGCCCGAGGCGGGCAAAGAGCCCGCGTTTCTGAACCGCGCCCCAGGCTTGAACCTGCTCAACACCATCGGCACTGGCCCGATCCGTGGCCTGTGGGCGTTCTCGTCCAACGACAATCACGCCTTTGTGGTGTCGGGCACCCAGTTGTTCAAGATCACCACCGCCTACGTGCCCACGCTGATTGGCACCATAGCAGGCACTGGGCCGGTCAGCATGGCCGACAACGGCACCCAGTTGTTCATCGCGGCCAACGGCCCGAGCTACATCTACAACAACTCGACCAACGCATTCGGGCCGATCACTGATCCAGACTTCCCCGGCGCTGTGACCGTGTCGTACCTTGACGGCTACTTCGTCTTCAACGAGCCGAACAGCCAGAAGCTGTGGATCACGGCGCTGCTGGACGGCACGTCGATTGACCCGCTTGAGTTTGCCAGCACCGAGGGTTCTCCTGACGGTTTGATCGCTGTTATCGCCAACTTCCGCGAGGTGTGGGCCTTTGGCACCAACTCAATTGAGGTCTGGTCTGACACGGGCGCGACAGACTTCCCCCTTCAGCGCATCCCCGGCGCGTTCAACGAGTTGGGCTGCGCGGCCCCCTACTCGATTGCCAAGATGGACAATGGGCTGTTCTGGCTTGGGCGTGACCGGCGCGGCCAGGGCATCGTCTACCGGGCCAACGGCTATGCAGGCCAGCGCATCAGCACCCACGCTGTCGAGTGGCAGATTCAGCAGTATTCCGACCTGTCTGACGCGGTTGCGTACACGTACCAGCAAGACGGCCACAGTTTCTACGTGCTGATCTTTCCCACGGCCAACACGACCTGGGTGTATGACGTTGCCACGCAAGCATGGCATGAGCGTGCTGGCTGGGACAACGGCTTGTTCACCCGGCACCGCAGCAACTGCCAGATGTCGTTTGGCAACGATGTCATCGTGGGCGACTACCAGAACGGCAACATCTACTCCTTCGATTTGGAAGACTACTCTGACAACGGCAGCATCCAGAAGTGGTTGCGCTCGTGGCGGGCGCTGCCCACCGGCCAGAACGACCTCAAACGCACCGCGCAGCACAGCCTGCAACTGGACATTGAGTCGGGTACCGGCTTGAACTTGGGCCAGGGGAGCGACCCCGAGGTCATGCTGCGCTGGTCGGACGATGGTGGTCACACATGGTCCAACGAGCACTGGGCGCAGATCGGCAAGATTGGCGAATACTATCGCCGGGTGTTCTGGCGCAGGCTTGGCATGACGGTGAAGCTGCGTGACCGCGTTTATGAGCTATCGGGCACTGACCCTGTGAAGATCAGCATCATGGGCGCAGAGTTGATTCTGAGCCCGACCAATGCTTAACCCAACCCAGCCAATCATCACACCCCCACGGGTGCCGCTGGTTGACCCGCGCACGGGGCTGATCGACCGGGCATGGTACTTGTTCTTCTTGTCGCTCAACAGAGCCGTCACAGGGGTCATTGACGAGTCAGGGGTTACGTTCAGCGCCGAGTCAACGATTGCGTCTGTTGAAGCGGAGTTGCAAACGCTGGCGCAGTTTGCGGAAACGCTGCCCCCGGTTGTTGCGTTACCGGCCCCAGACGCGCTGACTGACTGCTGCTCGGCCTTAGCCGCGCAAGTGACTGAATTGCAAAAGCAAGTCGAGGGCTTGCAGATGGCCCCACCGCCTCGCCAGTTTGCTGCGTCTCGCTACGGCTCGTTCTACGACACCACAACGCAGACGGCTACCGTCATCAACACGGCGACAGCTATCACCTTCAACACAACCGATCTGAGCAATGGCGTGTTCATTGGCACGCCCACTTCGCGCATCGTCGTAGACACTGAAGGTCTGTACAACTTCGCTATCAGCTTTCAGATTGACAAGACATCAGGCGGTGTTGCTGAGTTCTATGTTTGGTTCAGGCTAAACGGTGTGGACGTTGCCAATAGCGCGGGGCTTATCCGCATTCAAGGCAACAACGCAGAGATTTTCTCAGCCTATAACTTGTTTTTAAGCCTTAAAGCCAACGATTACGTTGAGGTCATGTTTTCAGTCAGCGATTTAAGCGTCGAACTTTTGGCGGTTCCAGCAACTGCGCCTGTCCCCGGCATCCCGTCTATCATTCTCACAGTGAACAACAACATTGGAGGTTTTCAATGACCGTATCAGTAAAAGTCCTCGTTCCCGCCAAGACGGTTGAGAACACCCAAACCACCCAGTACACCGCGACTGGCGTGACGGCCATCATCGACAAGTTCACCGCGACGAACTTCACCGCGACGGCAGCGACCATCAGCGTCAACCTCGTCACGGCGGCAGGCTCGGCAGGCAACAGCAACCTGATCACCAAGACCAAGACGCTCCAAGCGTCCGAGGTGTACACGTTCCCCGAACTGGTCGGTCAGGTGCTTGGCATTGGCGACTTCATCAGTACAATTGCTGGGACTGCCAGCGCCATCAACATGCGCGTCAGTGGGCGTGAGGTGACTTGATGTCCGTCTTGGTAGATGACCGACGCACCGGGCTGGAAATTGGGTACGCTGCGACGGACTGGACAAATCCAATCACGTTTGACGAGTACGAGCAAGCGATGCGCGATTGGTCAGTCCAGACTATTGTCAAAAACAATCAGCCGATTGGCGCGGTCTACCGAAAAGGTGACGAGTTGCATGTTTCGATTCTTCCCGCGTGGCGTTGCCAGTGGGTGACTAAAGGCATCTTGCGTCAACTGTTTAATCGCAAGAAAATAGCTACGCAAGTGTCGGCAGGGCATGACTACATGTACGGCATTCTGGAGCGGTTAGGGTTTAAACAGACCACTGGTAATTGGATGGTCAAGGAGCAAAATCATGGGTATTGAAACCGCAATCATTGGCAGCGCCATCTTAGGCGCGTCGGCATCTAACCGAGCATCCAAGTCACAAGCTGGCGCAGCCGACCGTGCAGCAGCAGTTCAGCAAGATGTTGCTGACCAGCGTATTGCGCTTGAGCGAGAACAGTTCAACCGCCAGCTTGAATTGCAAGCCCCGTTCCGCGAGGTGGGCCTCAATGCACTGAACAAGCTCGCGCCCCTTGCATCAGAGTACACGCCGTTTGGCATGGACCAGTTCCAGCAAGACCCTGGCTACGCTTTCCGCATGTCCGAGGGGATGAAGGCGCTAGAGCGCGGCGCTGCGGCCCGTGGCGGTCTGATGTCGGGTGCGGCGATGAAGGGGCTCCAGCGGTACGGTCAAGACTTGGCCTCGCAAGAGTACCAGAACGCATTTAACCGATACGGCGTCGAACGTGAGCGTCGATTGAACCCCTTGCAATCGCTTGCTGGCGTGGGTCAGACTTCAGCGCAGCAAGTGGGCGCTGCGGGTCAAAGCATGACTTCCGGCATAGGTAACGCGCTGGGCGCATACGGTCAAGGCGCAAGCGAGGCTATGGGTGCTGCGGCGCAGGCCCGCGCCTCTGGTTACGTAGGCGGCGCTAACTCGCTCACTGGCGCGTTGGGTCAGTACATGAACTACAACCAGCAGCAACAGCAAAACGAGCGGTTTAACCAGCTAATAGGTCAGCGTGGCGGTGGGCGCGTAACAAACGACATGTTGCGCGACACATCGTACACAGGTGACTATGGTGGTGGCCGCGTAACAAACGACATGCTGCGAAACACCTCATACACAGGCGGCTACGGTGGTGGAGGGACTGGAATGTCCCAACTAGACTACGCAGTCGCAAGCGGTGGCTATTAAGGACTAATCATGGCACTTGTTAACCCCAACATTGCACTGGGCATTCGTCAACCCGAGTTCACACCTCGGAATGCGATGGCTGAATACGCCCAGATGCAGCAGGTTATGAACGCGCAAGACGCGCAACAGATGAACGCGCTTAAGATGCAAGAAGCGCAAGCAACTATGCAAGAGCGTAACGCGCTGCGCCGACTTAATCCAAGCGCGTCTGATTTTGAAGATCAGTTGTTCCGGCTTAACCCAACGCTTGGCATTCAGTACCGCAAAGAACGCACAGCGGCAGAAGCAAGCGCTGCGGCAACAGCCGCCAGTCGTGCTGCTGCGGAAAAGTCAGGGTTTGAGTTATCCGCATCTAGGCGCAAATTTGGCGAAGATCTTAAACGTGGTTTGTCGGCCAACCCGTCCGACGAAAACATTGTTGCTTTTGGTCAAGACGCTGTGTTGCAGGGGTTGTACTCCAAAGATCAAGTTGAGGCTACGGTCGGTCAGTTGCTGGCAATGCCGCGAGAAGAACGGGTAAGAGTTCTTTCGCAAGCAGGCGCGTCTGCCGAAGCGCTAAAACCAAACATTCAACAAGTCAATCAAGGCGGTCAAACGCAAGTGCTGCGCGTGCCTGCATTTGGTGGAGCACCGACTACGGCGGGCACGTTTGCTGATGTGCCGTTGCCTGCAGCGGTGGTTGCTCAAAAAACGCAAATTGCGCGCGCTGGCGCGCCTACTATCACTAACGTGCAAGAAAAAGCCGAAGCTGGCGCTTTTGGCAAGATGTTGGTTGATCAATTTGGCGACATCTCCAAGCAAGCGTCTGTGGCGGCTAGGACATTGCCGTCAATTGACGCCAACTTGGCGCTGCTTAACAAAGGCTTGGCCACGGGTTTTGGCACAGATGCCAAAGCGGCGGGCGCGCGGGTTCTTGGCGCGCTTGGCGTTCAGAACGCAGAAAAGTACGCAACCGACACTCAGACATTTCAAGCTAACGCTATTAGCGCCGTGTTGCAAAAACAGCTTGAGCAAAAAGGCGTCCAAACTGATCAAGACGCTAAACGCATCGAACAAATTGGCGCGCAGTTGGGCAAGACCAAAGAGGCCAACGAATTTATCTTGTCAGTGGCTAAAGAACAGCTTAAGCGCGACATAGAACAGCGCAATTTTTACGCTAACTGGAAAAGCGGGGCTGGAAAAGGTAGCTTTGACGGCGCTGAAAATGCTTGGTTTTCCGGCGAAGGAAACAAATCATTGTTTGACCGTCCGGCACTTAAAAAATACGGGGTTACAAGCCCCGCCGCGCCAGCGGCCAGTCAAATTCCGACGGGTGCTACACCTGCACGCGCTGCGCCAGCACCAGCCGCAATTTCACAAGACGCGGTTAATTTCTTGCGTGCAAACCCCAACCTTAAGGCGCAGTTTGACGCAAAATACGGCGCAGGCGCAGGCGACCGTGTTTTGAAAGGTCAATGATGGCAACCAATCCGTTTGATCGGTTTGACGCACCGCAAGCTAATCCGTTTGACCAGTTTGATGTAGCCGCCGCACCATCCGAAATCCCCGGCCCGCGTCAACCAGGATTTTTTCAGCGCGCGCTTGATGTTGTAGCAAAAACACCCCAGACGGCGTATGGACTGCTGGAAGTTCCGACGGCTATGGTAACGGGCGCAGCGGGAAATCTTGTCGGCATTCCCGCAGGCATCGCCAGTACCTTTGGTGGGGGTTTTGGTACGCCTCAAGCAGCACGCACGGCGAGCGAACGCGCGGCCAAAATTGCGCGCGCGATGACCTACGAACCGCGAACCGAAGTCGCTCAAACACTGTTGCAAAACATTGCCAAACCGTTTGAAGGACTACCTCCATACGTTGGTGGAAACGTAGGCGCAACTGCCGCTGCGTTGGGGCCAGCCGCAACGAGCCAAGCGGTTCAAGCCGGGCAAAAGTTTCTTGCGCCGTCGGAAGCCAAACTTGCCAAGATGACTGCCGCCGACTACGCACGGGGGCCACAGATCGATGCTGTTGCCGACGCCCGGCGCATGGGCCTTTTATTGCGGCCTACCGACATTCAGCCCACGGCGGGGCCTCGCGTTGTTGAAGCTGTGGCGGGCCGTAAAGGCGGCGAAAATGTTGTCGAAGCCAACAAAGCGCAAATTCGAAACATTACGTTAAACGAGCTAAATTTACCGCCAACCACTCAACTTAATAATGGTATTGGTTTTGATCGAGCGCGTAAAAATGTTGCCAAGCCTTACGATGAAGTGGCTAAATTGCCCATTCAACAGGCTGACGACGCGATGGTTCAGCGGTTAGAGGCAATCCGCGCCGACTTGGACGTTATCGGCGCTAATGAGTACGCGCCTGCCATTGGCAAAATTGTTGATGACGCTATTGCAATGACTGAAACCGGCCTGACGGGCGGGCAATTGCTGAAGAACATCAGCGTGCTGCGTGAACGGGCTAAAAGAACTTACAACAACAAGTCTGCTACATCAGAAGCGCTTGACATTGCAGACACCAATTTAAAGGTTGCGACTGAATTGGAGTCGCTGATTGACAACAGCATTTCAAACCCCAAGCTGCTTAAACAATTCCGCGACGCGCGCGAAAAGATGGCACGGTCGTATGTGTACGAGGGCGCCACGGATTTCAACACTGGCATATTAGATGTCAATAAATTGGCGCGTATCACAGCCAAAGACAACAACTTGACCGGCGACATTGCGGCGTTGGGGCGCGTTGCGGGGAACTTTCCGTATGCTTTTGAAGTCAAGCCAAAAGGTTCTTTTGTAAAAGGTGCTGCGGTAGGAATTGGGCGGTCTACGCCGCCAGGCGCGTTGGGCGGTCTTGCAGGCTTTGAGTTGACCGGCGACTACACAGGCGCAATTGTGGGCAGTCTTGCAGGCGCGTTAGGCGGCAAAGGCGCGCAAAAATACGCGGCCAACATGCTCGCGTCGCCGGGGTACCAAGCGGCGTTAAAACTGCGCGATTTGCGTTCGCCGTTGACGCCTGCCGAAATCAACTACTCATCTAACATGCTGGTGCCCTACGAAGCGCCGGTTGAAGTGCTGATGCCTGGTCAAGGCCCGTACCAGCCAAATTTTGTGATGCAGCCAAACCGATACGCTCCACAGGTGACGCCTGTTGCGCCGGACTTGGCTCGCGCCTTGCCTGCACCCAGCGCGCAAGGGACGATGGCAGGGCTGCGCGCAGAGCAGCAGCGCGCGGCAGGCATGTCCCGCACGCTCGGCCAGCAGGCTGAGGCGCAGCAGGCCGCAGCCGAAGCAGCCGCACGGCGCCCAACTAGCCGTGAGGTGATCCTTGACATCAACCCGCTGACGGGCGTGCCGGAGATCAGCACTGGCCTGCGCGGAGCAACGCCCGCCACGTTTCAAAACTTTGGCTCGTCGCTCAAGTCGGCGGCTGAAAAGGCTACCGCAGGCCGCATGTTTGACATGACCGCTGCTGAAAAGGTGGCGTGGGACAAGACCAAGGTTGATCTGGCCGAGGTGGCGCCAGGCATGAAATCACTAAGCAACGAAGCCGTTGCCGCGCGCATAGCCGACCGCAATTGGACTGCCAACGCTGTCGCCAGCGCTCGGGCAAAGGTAGAAGCCTTGGCGCGGCAAGACGCACTCCTGACCGAGCAACTTGCCAACCGCGATAACCTGCGCCTGCTGGCGCGGGACATTGAGTCTAAGCAGCGCCAGCTTGCAAAAATCAAAGAAGACAGCGTGCGGATTAGGGACTTGGCCGATATGTTGGACGAGACTATGCGTGCTGCGCGTCCCGATACGTCTCGCAGGCAGCAAGGCCCAAAGACCCGCGCGGCTAAGAGCAACGCTTTGGCCCCCGACAATCAGAACAATTTAGCACCATGACGCAAATAGACGCTACCGACGCCAAGCTGGCCACGCACGAAGAAATCTGCGCAATCCGTTACGAGGCAATTCAGAAGTCCTTTGAGTCGGGCAGCAAGCGCATGACCCGCATCGAGTACATCTTGTATGCCCTGATTGCTGTCACGCTGCTCGGCCCAGGATTTGCTGCGGAAATGTTGAAAAAAATGCTGGGTGTCTGATGATTGACGTTACCAAGGCCATCGGTGCGGTCGCCGCCAGTGTTGCGGCGCTGGGTGGCAGCTACACCCTGGCCGACAAGTTTGGCTGGTTTGACCGGGCCATCATCGAGTGGTCGCCCGAGAACTTCAAGATCACAGCCGAGGCTGGCAAACCGATCAACGTCACGGTTGCGCGGATCAAGAAGCGCGACGATTGTTCTGTCGAGAGCTTCACTCCCAGCATCCGTGACGCAGCGGGAATGGTTCATGCGGCCACCACCACGGCAAGCAAGTTCAGCGGCCCAGCAGGGCCAGAGATTGACACCTTCACGTACCAGCTTACCCTGGTGCAAAAGGAAAAAATTGCGGCTGGCAGCGCCACCTTGCTGGCAACGATCAAGTACAAGTGCCCAGAGGGTGAGCGCGTTGTGCAGTACCCGCGCCACCCCAACCTAAGTTTTGACCTAAAGGGGTAAGCCATGCTCGGACTTGACGCGCTTCTCTCGGTCGGTGGCAAGCTCATCGACAAGCTCATTCCAGACCCAGAGGCCAAGGCCAAGGCCCAGCTTGAGCTGACGAAGATGGCCCAGGACGGCGAGCTGGCAAGGATGGCCAACGACACCGAACTGTACAAGGCCGAGCAGGGCAACGTCACCGAGCGCCACAAAGCCGACATGGGCAGCGACTCGTGGCTGTCCAAGAACATCAGGCCCATGACGCTGATTTTCATCCTAGTAGCCTACTTCACCTTTGCCATGATGAGCGCCTGGGGCCACAACGCCAACCAGTCTTACGTTGAGCTGCTGGGTCAGTGGGGAATGCTCATCATGTCGTTTTATTTCGGCGGCAGAACTCTTGAGAAAATCATGGACATGAAGGCACGCAAATGAAACACAACTGGGACGAAGCGCTCCGGCACATCCTCAAGTACGAGGGTGGTTACGTCAACCATCCGTCTGACCCAGGCGGCATGACCAACTTGGGAGTGACCAAGCGCGTCTGGGAGGAGTGGACTGGCAAGCCCGCCACTGAGGCCGACATGCGTGCCCTCACGCCCGAGATGGTTGGCCCTCTCTACAAGACGCGCTACTGGGACGCTGTGCGCGCCGACGACCTCCCGGCTGGCGTTGACCTGTGCGTGTTCGATTGCGCTGTCAACGCAGGCGTTGGCCGCGCCAGCAAGTTCCTCCAGCAAGCTGTTGGAGTGACCGCCGATGGGCAGATCGGCCCTAAGACCGTTGAAGCCACCACAGCCAAGCCTGCCGATGAGATCGTCGCAAAGTTCTGTGACTTGCGCGAGGCTCACTACAAGAGCCTGCCAACCTTTTCCACGTTCGGCAAAGGCTGGATGCGTAGGCTGGCCTCAGTGGAGTCCGAGGCCCAAACGCTAGCGGCGTAACAAGGCTCTGTACGCCTCAATCGCCGTCTTGAGGTCTTGCTGCAAGTGCATGATCTCGTCGGCCTGATCGCACATCTTGCTGTATGCCTCTGCCGCGAACTTCGCTAGGTTCTCCTGCTGCCATGTTGCGAAATCTGGCCCCGCCGTGAGACTTTGCCGGGACGCATCGTTCTTCTGTGGTGAACCTGTGGTCATTGCCGCACGTCCTTGACCGCTGGACGAGGCCGTCCATTTGCTTGGTCAATTTTACGGTTGTCCAGACTCCGCATATCGGGCATTTCATTAAGTGGCCTCCAGCCGAATTTTCGCCATGTCTCTTGAATGTTTGTCTCCGCTGCCGACACGTACTTAAAGTTGGGGTCTAGTAGGCTCATTTGACTGCCTCCTTCATAAGTTCAACGCGCTCACGCGACGCCCGCAACATGGTGTAGCGCTGGTGCAGGCGCTCCAAGAACGTAACGCGCCTAGCGCCGACGCGCTCCTCGTTCAGCATCTGCAAGACCTGCTCCTCACTGTACAGATTTAGCTCTTTGTTTAGCTTGCGCCAGTTCATTTTTCTTCTCCAGTTGGTCTAGGGTCTTGACGAGCCGCGTCAGCGCTCGCTCGGCTTGGTTGTACTGCTTGACAGCAATCTTGATCTGCGACTTGACGGCGCGTATTTTCTCTCGGGTCGTGTTCACGTCTTCTCCTCTATGTTGTAAAACCAGTCGTCGCCAGCAGACCACTTGCGCGTACCATCAACAGTCCAAAAGGTCTTGGCTGCTTGAAAGTCGGGAAACCTGACCTCGGCAGGGATCAGCGATTGGTCGTACCAAAGGCAGCGGTTGTTGGGCTGTGTGGCGAACTGGCCGTTCTCCAACTGGATGAAGTTAAACGACTTGTGCTCCTCTGCCTGCTCGGCAAAACCCGTGTCAAGGTCTTGGCCGTCGGCGCAGAAGTCCACGGTGAACAAGTAGCGCCCGTGGTTCCATTGCTTGTCCTTGCCCAAGAACTTGACGCCCAAGTTACGCAAGCCGATCTTCTCGCAGACGGTAAAGCGGTAGCCCATGCAGTCCCACAGTTGCAGCGTGTCAATGGGCAAGTCACCGTGGTCTTCTTTCCAGACGTAGGCGCTGATGGGCAACTTGTCGTACAGCGCGCCGTAGTTGGGCAGCAGCGACTCGATGCGGAACACCTGGCCGCGCAGCGCCTTGATGCTCACCCAGATGGCAGGCTCCAACTCGCCGTGGCCCTTGGTGAAGTTGTACAGGTACTCCCGGCGCACGAAGCATTTCAGAGGCGGCAGCGCCGCGATGATGTAGCTCATTTCAGACTCTCCATTGCAATGTCACTGAGGGCGCGCTTGTCGTGCAGGGCGTCCCATATCTTCTCGTCCACCGTCTGGTTGGTCAGCATCACGTAGCACCAGACGGCGTGCAGTTGCCCTGATCGGTGCAGGCGTCCGTTGGCTTGCTCAAACAACTCAAGCGACCAGGGCAGACTGAGCCAGACGATGTGGTGGCCTCCGTGTTGGAGGTTGAGTCCGTGGCCGGCTGACTTGGGGTGCAGGCATAGAAGGCGTACTCGTCCGGCGTTCCAGTCATCAATGCTGTCAACCGTTCGTGCGTGAGCAAAGCGTCGTTGGAGTTCATGTAGTTCCTCAATGAAGTTGTAGAAAACAATCGTGTTGGCCTGTTGGTTCTCGGCCAGCAGTTCTTCCAGCCGGTCGAACTTGTGCTTGCTGAACCAAACCGGCTCTGGTGTATATACAAACCCTGCGGCCATCTGCGAGAGCTTTTGCGTCACCACGGCGGCGTTGACGGCCACCGCAGTCGCGTCCGGGAACCGCGCCACAAAGTCCTTCTTCATGTCCTCGTAGGGCTTGCGGTCGGGCAGGTCCATCCGCACCTCGACCGTGTGCATCGGCGGCAGCTTGTCCTTGTACTCGCCTGGCTCCAGCACGAACGTGGCGGGCTTGATCCGCTCCATGACCAACTCCAGCGCCCCTGGGCGCGGCGCCCAGTCGTTGTGCTCGCGGTTGACCAAGTAAAAGTACTGCTGCTGGAACGCGCCCTTGCTGCGGCCCAGTAACTTCTGGTCAACGATCTTGCATTGCCCGAACACGTCCTCCAACCCGTTGCTGGTGAACGAGCCGGTCAGCCCCCAGCGGATCGGGCATTTGAGCACCTTTGCGAGTGCTTTAAATCGTGCTCCAGATGGGTTCTTTAAGCGTGTGAGTTCGTCAAACACCACGCCGTCGAAGTCGAGCGTCTGCTGCGCCAGCCATTGCAGGCTGTCGTAGTTGGTGACGACCACCTGGGCGCTGCTGTTGAGCGCGGCTAGGCGCTGCGCGGGTGTGCCCACGGCCACGGCCATACGCATGAACGGCGCCCACTTGGGCTGCTCAACCGGCCAGACGCTGGTGGCGACGCGCAGGGGCGCCAAGACGAGGAAGCGCTTGACGTGGCCCTCGTACAGCATGTCGTACATGGCTGTCAGCGTGATGGCTGTCTTGCCCGCGCCGACCGGCGCCAGGATCATGGCGCGGTCGTGCTCGAACAGGAAATCAGCGGCTTCATTTTGGTAGGGTCGAAGATTCATAGTTGTCCATGTGTAAGGCGGCAAGCACTTGGCCTGCAAGGCTTACGCGCTCGACAGGTACGTCAATCGGCGTTGTGAAGATGTGGTCCTTATGGCGCCAAGCGCGTGTGGTGCGCTCAACGCTGTACCAGGGCAGGGCGTAGCCCGCTGCGTAAGCGTCGGCAGACTTGTCAAAGCATTTCACGTACAAGCCCCGATAATGCCCACAGGTCAGGCTTGCTCACGCCAGCGTCAACCGCCTTGGCTTCGCGTTCAATCGCCCGCACGATACGGGCGCGTTCCTCTCGGCAAGCGGCCAGCGCCAACGCAATCTCTCGAGTGTTGGGGTGGAACCGAAACAATTCATACGCCATTTTGTCAATCTCGTTTCCGGTCATTCAACCACTCCTCGATTTGTTCTTTGGACCACAGACAGACGTAGCGCTGGCTCATCCGCGCCATGTCCTCTGCAAATATTTTTTGTAGTTCTGACAGCCGACCGCTAGGCGCCTTGAGTTCCACGAACCATGTTTGGCCGTCGGGCAGGCACACCACGCGGTCGGCCACGCCTCGGTGCGCGGGGCTGGTGAACTTGTACGCCATGCCCCCGAGCGCCTTGACTTGGGTGACAAGGTGCTTCTCGATGGTGGACTCTTTCACCGTTCAACCCTCATGTACGCGCCGCAGTAAGCGCACTTGTAAATCGGCCTGTCGGTGACGGCTTGCCAATCGTGTTTGCAGTTGATCATGTCGCCCCCGTTGCTTTGGCAATCGCTGCGTCACTTTGAATTAGCCAATCGGGATGCTCGTGAGTTTCAGGGCGAAACCCCCAACTGTCGTTAAACCAATCAATAGCCGCTTGGCGTGCAACTATCAGCGCCTCCAGCAACTCAGCATTGACTAAGTGCAAGCGGCGCAGTTCAACGGCGGCTTGTTTATGATGTGCGGCAGTGTGGTACGCATCTAACGCATCAGC